GTGATCTCACTGGCGTTGGTGTCTATTTTGGTGCCCCGCGTTTCCTTCACCGGCACCTTTTCGAGTACCGGCTTGACGCCGCTGGGGGTGCGGCCCGGTATCCATATCTGTGGCACGACGTCAGCGCCGCGGGTTTCCTCCGCGCCAACGCCCAGCACCACGTCCTCCCCTCTCAAATAGCTCATTCTCGTTAAGAATTGGGTTTAATTTTCGACTGCTGCTCGGCAATTCTGCGGGCTTCGCTCATGCTCCGCGCCTTTACACTGATCCCGCGCCTGGGAAAGTTAAAGGTGATCTCCATGGCGACGCCTCCGTCAGGTTTTACCTGCGTGCCGACCTGCACGTCGCTTTTCTTTGCTCTCGTTTTTCGTTTTTTAGTGGGCATGGTCTTTAGGAATAGACGACGCACTGCAGCTTCAGGTCGCCTGCCCTCATTCTACCATTCGCGGTATCAACGTAGCCCCACGTGCTGGGGACTGGCCGCAGCATGGTCACCCCGGCCTCGTCCAGCACGCCATGGTTCTTAAAAATTGTTTTGAGCTCGTCCAGGGCGTTCCCTATGGCAATGTCGGCCGCGTCCTGGCCCTCCACAAAGGGGTATAGCACCCGGATTATAAACACGTAGGTGTCCTTATCGCTCGCCGGCGCGGTGTTGTGGTAGTCGTTTTGGTCCTCGGTCGGGTACACCATGGCCACCGGCCAGCCGGTAATGTTCGATACCAGGGTGCGGTGCGCCTCCTGGATCGTTTCGGCGTTCTCGGTTATGACCTCTAAAATTTTTGCGCGTATTGTTTCCCACATAGGTTTAGTCGCCAAGGCCGTCCGCGATCCGCTGCAGCACGCCCACAAAGATTTTCCGCACCTTTGCCTCGTCCTGTTTCGCGGTCATGGCCATGAAGGGATTATGCTTTATGCCCTTTTTCTTAATACTAGCACGCACCGCCCAGGGGTTCACACCGCGCTTCTGTGCCCAGCGGTAGAGCGTGCCGCCCGGCTGGGCCTCGCGCGCGGGAATGACAAAGGGAGCGCTGCGCGCGCTTTTCAAATTGCCGGCGCTGTCAATATCGCCATGCAGCTTTTCGCCGTACTCCAAGCTCGGATATATATGGCCCTGCAGCTTGGCCTCGTCTATGGTGCGGATCAAACTTTTGCGCAGCTGGCCGGTCGCGGCCGGGGTATTGCGCAGGGTGTCCTCGTAAAGCTGCGTGGTCGCCTGGCGTATGCCGTCCAGGACGTGGGCCCGCGCGTCGGCGCCGGCAGTGCGCAGCTTCCGCATGATCGCGCCGGACACCTTCACTGTGATGTTCTCGCTCATGTCAAGTGCGGCAGCACGACCGAGGCCTGAAGGTAGCGGCCCGGGCCGTCCGTCTGCGGAAAGACGCCCTTTACGTCGTATACCTGGCCTCCGGGCGTTTCAATGAGCCGGTCCCCAATGCGCAGGTCCGCGCCGGCGTCGTCGCAGCGGAAAGGAAATATCTTGCCGTACTCGCCCTCATTCAGCGCCGCGAATTCCGGCGTGCTCGGCCCCAGGTGCCCGGTGATTATAAGCCCGGTGTCCAGGAATTCGCGCCGATACCCGGCGCCGCTTTCGTCGGTGCCCAGCCGCCATATTTCAAAGGTGCGGAAGTTGAGCATTGCATTAGGTGCGCAGCTTGGTGTTGGCGCCGATCACCGCCTGAATATCCTCGTCAATGGCGTCCTTGTAGCTCGCGTTAAAGCCGTTGCTCGATACGCTCTGCACGCCCTCCGCGGTCCTCCGCTCATACACGCGCGCGGCAAGGCGTATGGCCGCGTTCTCCAGTTCGTCCGGCAGGGTCGGCGGCAGGCCGCTTTCCTCGTCCTCCGGGAGCACGTAGCCCGCGGAAAAGACGACGTGCACGTTGCGCCGGCCCTGGCTGAAGGTTCCGCTTTCCAGGTAGACAATGCCCGCCTCGGCGTCCAGGTCAATGTTGTCCTCGGCTACCTCCTGATCGTCAATTTCGAGGGTGGCTATCTCGGCCACCGGGTACTGCGGCAGGGTCAGCATATCGCCGCCCGGGCCGTCCAGCTTCACGTCATGCTCCTGGAGGCCCAGCTTGCGGTGGGTTTCCGTTTCGATATACGCGCTCGACCCCTTTAAAAGGGTTTCAAGCAGGGTGTCCTTGCTGGTGTCTGCCGCAGGAATACCCAGGTGCGCTTTCAGCTTTGCGACAGTGGACAGCATGGGCGTTTATTTCTTGGGCTTCGCCTTTTTAGAAGGTCCTCGCGGCTTCCGAGGGCCTTTGGCCTTCACAGTGGGGCTGCCTGCAGCGGCCATAGGGCCCTTCTGCTCGTTCGTAGCGACGTCCACCACCTTGTCCGGCTTCGGACCCGTCTGCGTCGCGATCTCGCGTCCCAGGGCCTTTTCTACGCTCGCCTTGGCCTCTGCCTTGGTCGCTCCGGGTCCGGCGATATGGCGCGTTTCAGGCGCGCCCTGAATGTGCTTCAGCTTCGCGCCGGCAGTGGCGTACTTCGCGTCCATGAACTGCGCAATGCCGCGCTGGACCAGCTGGGCGGCCAGTTCCTCATCCTTGCGGACGATCTCGCCCGCCTGGTAGACGTTCCAGCCCCGCAAAAATTTAATAGGAATACGCATGGTGGTAGTGATCGCTTCCGGCGATCCTCCTACCCCCGCCCGCAGGGCCGGGAGTAGTCAGGATCACAGCAAGCTAGGAGCCGGCAGGGCCCTTAACGCCGGTCATTTTGACAAAGCTCTCCGTATGGGTCAGCTTGCCGTCCACCGCCGCGTACACCAGTACCTTCGTCTGAAGGCGCTCGATGATTTGGTCAGTGGCCATCTGCATTTGCTGGCCGTCCTTGATCCAGTAGTAGTTGGGGTCACCCAGGTAAATCTCGGTTTCATCGTCTGCGTCACCGAGGTCCTCCGGGATGTCCACACTTTCTAGCAAGGGCTTGCGGAAAAGTTCGTCAAGAGGTTGTCCGGGCTGGAAGATGGGGCGGTCCTGGCTGTCTACGAGGCCGGTAATGGCTTTGGCGCCGAGCGTGGAAGTCATGAATACCGCATTGCTGCGATACTGCGGCTTCAGCTTGAACCAAAGGTTTACCAGGTCCTGGTATGCGAGCTCCGCGCCCGCCTGCGCAACACTCTGCAAGCTCTCGGTCCGAATGCCTTTCGGCTTGCCGGTGCCGTTACCACCAATGAACGCCACTTCCTCGGTTTCAGCGAGGACGCGACCCGCCAAATTGGCGATATAGTTCACGATGTTAAAGTTGCTGGTGTTAAGCAGTTTCCAGGACGTTTTGACCAAGGCGGCCAGGTAGTGGTCGTCCAACGACTTCTTGGTGATGGTCGGTTCGCTGGCGGTCACCAAGTTGGCGTCGCCGTCGTCCGTTTCCCCCACCCAGTAGCCGGTGACGCCGTCACCTTCCAGGGGAAGGTCGAACGGCCCGGAAAGTTCGAACGCGAATGCGCGCGAGCGCAGCACGTTGAATTTCGCCTTTTTCTCCAGAATGCTGGAGGCAAGCTCCGTAGGCACAGTCGCGCCGAACGAGCCCGCGTCCGTAGTGATCTGCTTGATCCCATACGAACCGCGGTACTCTGCCGGCACGATCATGAACTTTAAGAAGTTCGCGGCGACGGCGACGCTCTCCGCTTTCCGCTCCGCTTCGGTTTTCACCGAAAGGGGCAGCGCGCTGAAGTTCACCTTTCCGTCCACCATTGGAAAGCCCATCTCCTGTAGCTGCGCGATACCGGCCTCCGAAATGACCTGCTTCAGGTCCACCTCGGTGCCGTCCTCGAGCTGCAAAAGGATTTTCTTGTCCATGGCTTTTCTTTTGTCCTAAATCGTTTTAGCGCGGCGCAGCAATTTTCCAATTGCGACGTCCGCCTGCCTCGCGTCGCGGATGATCAGCTTAATGTCGCCATTAAGCCGCTTCCGTCCACGCGGTTCGACCTGCAGTGCCGCGCCGCCTGCGGGCGGTGCGTCCTCTGCTGCGCTTTTAAGCGCTTCGAGTGCGGTGGAAAGGGATTTGGCGGCGTCTATCGCCACCTGCAGGGCCTCGGTGCTGAACGCTTTGGCGGGCTCTGCTTCCCCTGCAGCCGCGGCCGGGGCGGCGGCGGGGGTAGCGGGTTCCTCGGCGGGCGCCGGGTCCGCAGCAGGGGCAGCTTCGGGTGCGGGATCAGCCGCGGGCGTCGCTTCAGGCGCGGCCTCCGCTACCGGCTCCGCTTCGCCATCCTTCCGGGACTTCACAGAAAGGAGCATGGCCTGGTCGTTCGCGCCCACCAGCACCGGGCTGTATTCGTAGATCGCAATTTTCTTCAGGTGGCGCACGCGGGTGGTCGGGTCCACTTCGTCCTGCTGCACGAAAAATCCAAAGGAAAAGTCGGTGATCACGCCGGCCTTCATGAGCGCCCACACTTCGCGCGCGCGCTGCACTTCGAGCACCAGCTTGCCCTTGATGTAGAGGCCATGGGTGTCCTCGCGGGCTTCGATGGTCGCGCTGATCGGCTCATCCCAGTTGTGCGCCCACACGCCCTTGGGGTAGCGCGGGAAATAGTTTTTAAGCCAGTCGGTGAAGGCGCCCGGGTCCACCACTTCGTTGTAGCTGTCCACGTTGCCGAACACGCTTACGTAGGCCTCAAAGGTGCCCTCGTCGTCCAGGGCCTTGAACTGCGCGGCCTTAAAGGACCGCAGCTGCAGGTCCACGCTCTTGCCGTCCTCCAAGGTGATCTTCTTCACGCTCACTATTTTTTCGTTCGGCATTTGTTTGAAAAATAAAAGCTCACTTCCCCTGGCTGCGGACAGCGCGCGGTAGTGAGCGAATGGCTGATGGATTTAGTGTACCATATTGCCTTTGCCAATAGCATAGCAAACTGGTTTCGCCGCACTTGTGCATAACTCTAGTCCGCGCTTTCGAGCGTCGGGGAAACGGAACACTGGCAGTTGATCGTATTATCCGGGCTGCCGGAAAAGTCGCCGGGATAGTCCAGGAATTCCCCGCCCACGTTAAAGCGCTCGCCCACCTTCACCACCTCGCCGTCAGCGTCCGCGTGCGCCGGGCGCGTGTTGTTGAAGATCGCGACCCATACCTGGTTCTCCACCTTTTGCGCCTTCATTTCCTCCATGCGGCCGAACTGCTGGGCGCTGCCTACCTCGGTGCGGGCTATCATTTCGGCCCTAAAGCCCTGGGCCTCGTCGTAGACGCCGGTAATGCGGTTCCGCAGCTGGCCAAGGTCCTCGCCCACCGCCACGCCCTCCTGGAGGGTCGCGCGCAGGGCCTGGCGCGTCGTGGTGTTCACGTCCAGCATTACAAAGCTGCGCCGGTCCACAAAGCTGACCACGTGCGGGCTCGCCAGTATCTCGCTGGGGTCTATGCCCAGGAGCTTGGCTATGGCCGCCGCCCCGGCCGCTACGTTCGAGCGGGATATGTCCGCGCTGATCCCTTTTATAATTCCGTTCTGCTTCACGTCGTCAAAGAGGACCTGCTGCAGCCACTTTCCAAAGTTCGTCTTATAGCCCGCGGGAGCCGCCTTGGGCAGGCCTGCACGCTCCAGGTTCGCCACGACCTCGAGCTGCTGCGCATGAAAGTATTTGCGCATACGCTCGCGCACCGCGGTTTTCGCGCGCGGCAGGTTCGCCAGGTACTCCAGGCGGTCCGCTTTGATCCGCGGGTCGTGCTCCCTGGGCGCGGCGCTTTTAAGCTGTAGCTTAATTGCGTCCATATTCACCAATTAAACCGGGCTTTCTACGCGCTTTGCCCCTTTAAGTTTCAGCTTAATATCGCCCTGGGCCAGCTTGGCCTTCTCGGCCTCCTTCATTTTGCCGGTGAGGATCGCGTACACCTTCTCGCCCATGCCTTCCACCACGCGGCGCTTTAGGTTCGTCCGGGCATAGATGGACTGTCTGATCTGCCGCTCCTTGCGCGTGGCCTTCTTGAAAGCGCCCACCTGCAGCTTCTCATACACGTACTGCGGCCGCGCGGCCTGCTGCGGTGCTCCCTCGGTGCCAGCGGGCATGGGCTCGGTAATGCCCTGGCCCACCTGCGGCATGACCCCGATGGGCTTAAAGATCGCGTCGCCGCCCTCCAGGGGCTCCATGTTGAACATATCGCGGGCCTCGTTCACAGTCAGCCAGCGGCCCTCGCCGGCGCTCGCCACAGTCACCTTCTGCGTTACGTCCTCCGGCACCGGGTCCTCGTAGGAAAGCCACAGCTGCTCGCCATAGAAGGGCACCAGGAACTCGTTTAGCTGGCTGGTGATCAGCTGATACTGCGGCTCCACAGTGTCTTTCGCAAACACGCGCTCGGCCACTTCGGCGTTCGCCAGGTTCACGTCCTCGCTCGTCATGAGCGCCATGGGCACGCCGAGGATCACAGTAATGGCATTGCGGTGGAACTTGCGGCTTTCCACGTGGTCCATTTCCTTGGGGCTGCGGCCTACCGCTTCGTATTTAAGGCCCTTCTCCAGCACTGCGGTGCGCCCGGCGTTCAAGGGGCCGGCGCGGCGCTCGCTCCAGTCCTTCTTCACGCGCTCGAATTCCGCGTCCTTCAGGGACTGCTCGGTGAAAAGGACGCCGCCCGGCTCTGCCCAGTTCTCCACCAGGGCCTTATTCCACACTGCGGCGCCCATGTCCGCGTCTATCTCGAGCGCGGCCGCCTGCATAGGCGAAAAGCCCAGCAGGATGTTTGCCGGGTTCGGTTCATTGATGGGCACGACGTCCTGGGCGTCAAAGGTCTGCAGCACGTTGCCCACGCGGTACTCGTATTTCACGATCTGCCCGGCGTCGTTCCCGATGGCGCGCAGCAGGTCCGGCCGGAGCGGCCACAGGTTCACGATCCGGCGCCCGCCCTGCCGGTCAAGGAGAATAGGCGCGCTGCCCCATATCCCCAAAAACATTTCGATGGTGTAAAAGAATTGGTACTTGCTTTGCACCGGGTTCGCGCGGTACAGGAGCGCCAGCAGTTCGTGGTCCTCGATCTCGGCCAGGTCGCCGTTGCGCGCCATTTGGAAAAGCTGCAGCTGGATGGCGGCCACGCGCTTGGCCCGCTTCGAAAGCGCGGCGTACACCCAGCCGGCGTACCCGCTCATGGGGTCATTCTCCACGCTCACGCGCCGCAAGCTGTTGGCCCAGCCGCCCATCGAAAACGGAAAGCGGACCGACGCAGGGAAGAACTGCGCGGCCTTCAGGAACATTCTTTTAATCCAGTTCATGTCAAGGGGATATTAAAATTCCTTTCGGCTTTTTGGTGGGCTTGAACATGACCCGGTAGGGCACGTCCTTAAAGCGGCGCCGGTTCTTCGCGGGGATCACCAGCACGAATTTCTGCCCCACCTTGTCCACGCGGTTTTGGATGTATTCAAGGTGCGTGCGATTGGTGCCGCCGCTCTCGCAGTATTTCTTCCACGCTTCGATGATCTGATGGTGCGCCTGCTTTGGCGTCAAAAGTGCTTCGGGCATTTCCTAGAGTATAGCAAATATGTTTGTCAAATCTACAGGGACCTTGCGCGCGCGCCGCCGTCGTCCCGCTCCACCCTGCGGCCGCCGATAAAGACGGCCACGCCCGGCTCGCTCTCCACGCGGAGCTCGTAGGTGCGCTTGCAGTTCGGACACTGCAGGCCGGCCTTGACCTGCACGTCGCCCTGGGCCTCCAGGTTAAAGCCCTTCACGATCACGCTATTGCAGCTCGGGCAGTGGATGTTCATATGAGCCGTACCCTGGGGCGCCCGCCCGCGCCGTTCTTGTGGTGGGTGTAGATGGCGTACCTGCCGGCGTCCATCAGGTGGTCGTTCAGCTTGACCGGCTGGCCTTCCAGTGGCTTGCCGTCTTTGGTTTTCCAGCTGTAGGCCTTAACCTCCTTTATCAGGTTCAAGCTGCGTTTCGTAATGAAAAACTTATGCGCTTTGACGTGGTCAATGCCGTCCTTCACGCTCTTGTCCGCGGCCTCCAGGTTAAAGCCCTCGATGTCCCGGCCTTCGTATTCCACGCCGTCCTTGAACTCCTGAATGCGGTCCGGCTCGGCCGCGTCACCATAGCCGCTCATGGTGTCGTCCAGCAGGCCTTCCTCGCGCAGCGTATCGGCCCGGGCCACGATGGCGGGGTTCACCAGGCCGCGCTCGTACATGAGCTCATCCCAATAGTACGCCTGGTCCTTAATGCCAATGCGCACGATGGCGGCCGGGTTCGAAAAGCCAAAGTCCACGCCCCATATGATCTCGTCGCAGTCCTCCGGCAGGTCGTCCACCAGCTGCCAATGGCTGTATATTTTGGTCCCGGAAATGCCGCGCTCGCCCAGGCCGAAAATGCGCCAGTAATTCTCATCCGCTTGCTGCAGCAGTTCGATCTCGCGCACCACCTCCTGCTCCAAAAAGGTGTTGTCCCGGTAATTGCTTTTTATCAGGGTGACGTCGTCGCGCTTTTCTATGATTTCCTCGACGATCCAGTGGTACTCGTCCGGGGGGTTCAGGTCCATGAAAACCTGCTTTGTGGTACGCAGGATCAGCTGCCGAAAGTCCTCTAGCTCAAACTCGTTCGCCTCGTTCATCCACAGGTAGTCGCGCTTGCGGCCGCGCACTTTCTGCGGCTCGTCCACGCTCAAAAATTCCACCTCGCTGCCGTTCTTCGGGTTCCTGTAGATATTTTCCGTCTTGTTGTGGTCGCGCTCATCGTACACGCCCCAGGCCCGGGCGATCCCAATAAAGTCCTTCATGGCGGTGGCCCGCAGCGCCGGCAGCGTCTTGCGGCATATCGTTATCACAATGCCCGGCTCGGCCAGGAGCTTCGAAAGGAAAAGCTGGGCCAGCGAAAAGGTCTTGCTGGACCGGGTGCCGCCCTCGTTAATGACTATGCGCGTGTCTGCCGCCTGGTTCCTGGTAAATACCGGCGTTACCTCAACCTGGAGCAGTCCGCTTTTTGTCGGGGTTTGAGCTTCCATTGCGCACGATAAATTCTATTCCCCGGACCCGCTGACCTTTACTGGTCAGGTCCACTCCCTGCTTTAGGCCCTCGACCCCCTGCAGCCATACCTGGGCCTCGTAGCCGTAGCCCTTCTTGATCGCACGCTGGGCCAGGGAGTGCAGGACGTCAGCCGTAAACTTTTTGAAATGCAGCATATATTTCTCGCGCGCCTCCCACAGCTCGGGCTTCCACTTCCATTCCGAAAGCGTGCCCTTGTTCACTTTGTTTTCCTCCGCAAAAGCAAGGTCGGTCTTATAGCCGAAAACGGTCTTGCGCTCATGCGTCGGCAGCGCCAGGAAGAAAGCATAACGCTCAAACTCCGTCAGCTTTTTTACGCCGTCAGCGTCGTTGATCGCTTTACCCCTACCGGGGCCCTTTCTTACGGGTTTGACCTGTACGCCCTTTCGTTTTTTGATGATACGCGACGCCATATATTTAACTCTAAAGCAAGTTTAAAAATCTTGCGACCATTACCGCGATAAACAGGAAAGCGGCGAGGACCAAGAGCGCGCCTATAACGCCCGCCACAATGCCCAGGGCGAACGCAGCGACCCTTGCGAGCCCCCGCAGGAGCGCGGCCCCCGCGTCCGCGGCCCTCTGCCTGCGCATGAGCCGGCGCGTCGTTGTCCTTACCCTCCGCGCGGTCCTATTCATCGTCCGTTCCTTCTTCCCCGCCCCTCGGACTGTAGGGCGCTTTGGTCAGGTGCCAGCCGTTGCACTTCCCGCAGTGGTAGGCCCGCAGCTGCTTTCCGTCATGCGCAAAGCCGTTCCGCGAGTGGATCACGCTTACGGCCGCCTTCTTGCTGGGGTGCCGCGTCTTTCCCGATATGCAAAGGCCCCGCTGGGATCGCGTGAAGTCCGCGGGAGCCGGGAGCGGCCCTATCTGCGGCGTCGTATGGTGGTAATTGCTCATGCCTAAAAAGTTGTTTTGTCCCAAAGGACCAGGCAGCCCACCAGGCCCATGCCGAGGCCCGCGGCTATCGGCTGCCAGTGCTCGATAAGCCAGGTCATAGATCGAATTTGAAAAAGAGCGCGCGACCAATCGCGCTCCACACTTTCCGCGGGAGCCACCAGGGCTTTTGCTTCAGTTCCTTTTTGACCCGCGCCACGTTCTCTGAAAAAACCTCGTTCATTGCCCGGCGCGCCTCCCTCTTGGCCATCTTCACTTTTGCTATGTGTCCCATGTAGTGATTATACAGCTTCTGTTAGGGGGAAGGCCGGGACCTGGGCCTCGTAGCAGCTCGGGTCGGGAAAGCGGCCCATGATCCACTCCTGGAAGTCCTGGTGCTGGATCACGTGGTCGTCCATGGATATGATGGCGCCGTTCTTCAGCTTTTTGAGGCCGGCCAGGTCGTATATCTTCACGTCCTCTATGCGCCGGCCCCGCTCCGGGGGGTACGTGTTCCCATACACGCTGCGCAGGAGGTAGCCGGTTTCCTTCCAGTCCAGGGCTTTCATGATGGCCATGACCTTCTTTTTCTCCAGGACCATCGGCGTGTGGGCCTCGTAGCTCACCGGGTCCTCCATCCCCGCGGCCCGCAGCGCGTGCAGGGTGTCCACGTTCGCATGATAGTAATAGCCGCCCTGGGTCGGGTGCTCCTGGATGTAGCCCGCCAGGGTCCCGATATTGCAGGTCGGGAATTCCTTTACCGGCCGCAGGAAAATAAAATCATCGTTCATGAGCACAAAGCGCTCGCCTATGGCCGGGTTCAAGCAGGCCTGGCGTATCTTAAAAAAGGCGTTCTTCAGCTTGTGGGGGTAAACATCCTTGCAGGGCACGTGCTCGACGCCGGTAAGCCACGCCGGCATGGAGCCCACCACGAATACCCGCGCGCCCGGCACGTACCTTTCGACGCTCCGCAGGGAGTACCTGATCTCGTTGTCCTGCCACCTGCTGCCTGTCCCCAGGATATACACAAGGTCCATCATGGCTTTGGAAAGTGATTGT